CAAATCAGCAAACTCATTCGTAAAGCCCTGAACAGCGTTGCCCATTTCTCTGGCTGCGGCTACCCCGCTATTGTTCATCGGCACGTTTCCGCCTACGCCCGGGACGCTCTCTTTTCGTGTGTAAAGTGGAATTCTAGGCATATTACCCTCTATTTACTGTATTTGGATGCACTTGCCGCCCCGCTTAACAATGTTGATCCTGCCTGCATATATCCGGCCTTTGCCGCATAAGCGTTATTTCGTCCGGTCATTTTCGCCACGTTGGCCTCACTTCTTGCTCTGGCCGATGCTACATCCCCGCCATAACGAATAGCCAGAGCGTCAAGTTCGCCCTGTTTTTGGGTATCTTCCATGACCATCAGGGGCGATCCTTCCATTGACACGCCTGACTTCCCATACAAAGCCCGTTGAGTAGCAAGGATTTTTCGGACGTTTTCACGATGGGCTTTTTCGTCGTATTCGGCCCTTGCCTTTGCCGCCTTCGCATCTTCTTCGGCTACGATGGCATTATAATCGGCCTGCTGATTTCCAGCCCTACGCGATGTATCGGCTGAATAAGCCGCTGTGCCGGCCGATGCTACCGCCGCCGCTACTGTTGCTATTGCCAGATATGTAGTTGTTGCGTATGCCATTTTATTAAAACTCCAACCTGAAATAATATTCTGTCAACTTTAAACCACGCCTTATCAGTAAATCTTTTAATGATTCCGTCTTTTCATCAACCGGCAATGAAGCATGAAGATTGATTTTAGCTTTCTTTGCTAAATCAATAATATAGTCAAGTAATTCAACCATCACCCTTGCGCGGCCAATGCGAGCCAATGATTTTGAAGCGTGCCAGATAAATTCTCTAACTTCCAAAATAGCGGGATCAAACAGGTTCGGGGCTACGATTGCCGCGATTACTCCGACCGGCTGTCCTTTATGTTCATTGATAAAAACAGGGCATTCCAGTGATATAAAAGATAACATCTGTTCTTTCATGTGCGAGAAATTATAAGGATATCCCATTTCTTCGCAGTCCTCTTTAATCATATCGAGAATAACCTCTATATCGTCCATGGTGGCAGGTCTTATCATTACCCGACCTCCTGAATAATCGCGCAAACAGTCAAAGGAAGTGGTTTGTCTTGAACAATCATCAACCTTGCGTCGGTGTCATAAGTGCCTTCATATCCGATGGGCTTGTCGCCGGTAAAGAGTGCCGGCGGAGTTCCCATTGCCACGTCGGAAGTTTTAAACAGCGCAGAATCTAAATGAGTTAAATCCCTGCCAAATTTAAAAGTCCCGCTATTATGAACGCGCACCGTAGCCCCTGAAATTCTTTTAACTCTCCCCTGCCAAGTCCCATCTTTAAAACCCATTTCCGGCCGCATGGTCTGAAGGATTCCGGTGTAAGGCAACCCGTAATGAACAACCGAAGCTGAACGGTCAAGCGTGAACTGGCCACCTGATACGACTTGAGACGTACGAATAGCGCCATCGGCTAAGATAGCGACCGTTTCACCTTCAAGATGGTCTGCCCCTGTAATTGTGGTTGCCGCCGCGCCGTTATAAGTTTTCCCGCAATCCACAAAGAAAGCGTTTAAGCCCTTATTTGTTTCAAAAGTATCAGCGTCATCAGTGAAAAACTCTTCCAGCATTTCGACATATCGGACATCCGACCCGTTAATTGTCCGTTTGATTATCGCCCACAGTTCATCATATCCAGTGCCGGGAATTACCGCGATACTTTCAACAATTCCATCAATGGGGTGTTTATGCCATCCAACAACATCCTGATCCCTTAAATAAGTCATGGCCACAAGGTCGCCCGTTACCAGTCTTACCCAAAGGATTGAATAAGGCTCCTGCTGGAAGTCAATTTCTGCTATATAGCCAGCGGTAATATGTTCCGCTAAAAGAGTCATGTCCGGAGCAACGTATCCTTCCGTTTCCAGTTGCCAGGTAAATTCTCTTATTTTCCTCAATGCTCTCTGGACAAACAAGGTTGAATGCCCGACCGTCACCGGCATAATATCAGCGCATCCGTAATTGGTTTGCTGTTTTGCGCTTACATTTGTAGGAGTGAGAGCTTCCGTTGTGCTTTCCGGTCCTAACTTCCACTCTGAGCCGTTTGTGCCGACAATCAAACTTTCTCTCGGTTCCAGCCATTGAATCTTATTGACCTGTCTTCCCATAATCGTGAAATCAAGAGAATCACTGTCATCCGTTCCCGGGGTAAAGTTTTCATAATCCCCGGACACGGAACCCCTGATATTTTCATCGTCGGCAGTGATAAGCCGATCTTCGTAGAAAGTTCCGAAAGAAGGGTAGCCATTTGAAGCATTCCAGATTTCTTCTTCCAGTGTCCACAGCAAAGTCTTATCATTACTGCTTGAGGTAAGTGTCCACTTTCCGGCCGCAAGATCGGTGGCGAAAGTTCCCGCCGTATGGTCATCAAGGCACCTGTAATAATTAGCATTATGAACAACCGTATTGCCGACATAATAAGATGTGCCTGTTGCCCATGCAATATAGGTGCTGGTCATTTCCTTAATGATTTCAGCCTTGATTTCTGTTGCCGAAGTAAAGGTTGTGATTTTGACAAAGCCACCATTCAAACGAATGTATTTTCCAACATCGGTTGAACGGAATACGTCTATTCCTGCGCCAACCGCAGCGCAATTTACGTCATCAGCGTTACTTAATGAATTAGGATTACCTCCGCTGTGCAATCTTACATAAATAGTATCATATCCAAGAGTGTCATTATCTCCCCATCCCCATTGCTTTTCACCGAGAGTTCCTAAGACACCTGATGCGGCCTCATCTCCTTCCAGATAAACTCTGTCGGGTATTGCCGATTGATAGCCTGCCGCCGCGCTTTTAAGGTAATATTCAGCCGTTCCCGAAGCTGACGCCACCCAATCAGATCCCCCAACGGTAATAAGATTTGTAATTGATTCAGTTTCGCCGCTTGACGTTATTGTGCAGATTGCACCTTCAGGGCTGTTAACCGACGGCGCGATAGTTGCGTTAGGCGAACCTTCCAGCGTCCATGAACCAGATGCAATGGCGGATGTATCAGCAAAATCATCTATGACATCCGCGGTGACAACAGTTGTTGAAGTGAACCCTGTTATGGATGCTCTGGCCGTTCCTGATGTTATCGTTCTTCCAATATCACCTTCAAGAAATACGCCAACGCTTGCGGTTAAGGTTATTCCTTCACCTGTGGTTGCTGAAGGCGTTAATGTTGCTGCTGGGCTACTTCCCACTTCAGACGTAGGCGGAGGACGAAAGTTAATAATTGAAAGCGTCCAATCCGTATCTGAAACGCGGGATAGTTTACGCGGAGCATAAGAAGGATGAAATAGATATAGGACATCAGCGGATTGCGTGTAACGTATTTTTGCAACATCGGCGGCGGCGTAAGGCGAAACAATCTCATAAGCCGAGCCACCGGAAAGAACCTGCGCCTGTGTTTTGTAAACGCGGATATAGATTGCTCCGAACTCTAAGACATAAGCATCATCAACGCTGTATACAAAAGGAATTAACCTTGACGCTGTGGCAGACGTTTTAGTTTCTTCGATAAATCTGAATCCGGTGCGAAAAGTAGCGGGGCCATGAGGGACAATAACAAAATTTTCCATTCGGTACATGGCAGTTGAATATTTCTGAAGGTCAACGCGGCCTTCAAGAAGCGGCGACCATTCACCGCCGCAAAAACTTGTCTGTATTAAATGAATCCCCATTTAACGCCCTTCTTTTTGCCAACTGTAATTACCGTTATCTAAAGACTGCTCATCCTCATTTTTAACTGGTTCGCCCTCAATCGCATCAAGTTTGTAAGCTGTGGCGACATCAATCTGAAGTTCCTGCAGAAGCGATAACCGCAGTTTTGGATCGTCTTTGAGCTTAGGAGCAAGTTCGGCGGCCAGCGCAGTTGCTAGACATTTCACAAAAGCCGGATTGAACTTTGTTAAGTCCGTCACCTGTGCGATATATCGGATTTGAATATCTTCGTCCGCGCTGTTCCGGTTACAAAGGAAAACTCCATTTTCCACTGTCCAATTCTCCGTTGATTCGTACATCTCAAAAACTCTTAGGCAGTCAGCCGGTAAGGTGTATTGATAATCATATTCAAATTCAGGAGCGGCCGCCAATGGAGCGCCCAGCGTGTAACGCAATAAAGCAAACTTCCACGGATAGGAATAAAGTAGATCATCCCTTGTCAGTTCCCAGAGTGAATGACACGCCCGAGCTTCGCGGGTATCTTCAGTAATTGAAGTAATTGTAATTGACCCGAACTTCAACAATGCCAGATTGCAAATTGCTACTTGTGAGGCCATGATTTATTCTTCCTTTTTACCCTCTCTTTTAGCGGCGATTAAAGCGTCTTTTAATTTGGGGAGTTTCCATCTGCGGTCATATGCCGCGCCTTTTGCTTCCATTTCATTGCGGATTTCCTCAATTTCCTCGGCCTCGCTTTTTTCTTTCTCCGCTTCTGCTTTGGCCTCGGCAACAGGATTAACCTCTGTGAAGAAATGAGGCGGGGATATTCTTCCCGTTCCCTGACATCTGAAGCACGGTTTGCCGTCTATTTTCTTCTTGCCTTCACAGTCGGGACATTTGACGATTTCCTTGCTGTAATCAATAACATCGCCTGACTTATAAATTCGGTTGTCAAACTGACAATTAACCTTCGCTCTGAATTTCATAATGACCTCTCTTGTTTTTAATAGGCTGGGATATACCGCCCAGCCTCGGTTTTGAAGGAGGTTGATTAATTAACTTTTATTCGCCCTGCTGAACAGGTCCGCCAATCCATGATGTTACCTTGCCCGTGGAAAGCGTCTGTACTCCAATGGTGAACTCCGCCTCAAAATACTGATCCAGCGTACCTGCCGGAAGGGGAAGGCTGAACAACAGCGTTCCGTCCGGGTGGTCGGTCGGCGTATTGGCGGTAATGGTTTTCGTCAGAATGATCGACCCGCTGTCAACTGCACCGGTTGCCGAATGACACCAGAGATCACACTTAATTGTTGATCCGTCAGTTTCGGCCAGCAAATCAGCGTCTTCAACAACAGCATTCCAGAACAATCTACCGCTGTTATTCGGACTGTCATCAATAGCAGTCCCTTTGTGGTTTTTTACCTGCGGGATGTATATTTCGTAGGTGCTGGTCGTATCGGTTCCCGACACACCGGCAATATCCAATCCCTCGCAAAGTGTTAATTCTTTATCCATTATAGGCATAATACTTATCTCCTTTTTTATTTTGTGTTGCTTCTTTAAATCTTAGGAAATCGCTGTTTCCGAGTTCAACAGGATATCCTTGTCAATCATCCGCACGGGGATGCCTCTAAACGCAATAAACGGCTCACCACCGATTGCATCCTTGCCCGACGTCCAGTACATATTGGATTTGTCCAGCATCAGGATTTCCGCCTGCGTCTTGATCGTCTGGTTGCAATAGATACGGGTGGAAGCGTCAATCTTCATGTTGTTCAACAACGTAACCAGATCATTGTTGTCAAACGTGTTGGAACTGCCGGATGATTCGATGTTGGCAATACGCCCGATGCACTTCGGATGACGAACAACAAGCCCGCATTTCACCTGAAAATGGTCTCTGTATCCCTGAAACTGGCTTGTATTGGGTGCGGAAGTTGTCGCGTCGGTGATCGTCACTTCGCCCAGATCGGTATGCTTGATGCCCAGATTCGCCATGTTCTTCGGGTAAATAAAATGCGCGTAATTCGCGCCCCAAGTCACAACAAAAATACTGGTTACTGCCGAACTGCCACGCGCGTTGATGACAAACTCACTGTCAACGGTGTCCAGACGCGGAGCAAGGCCGTGCATACCATCAGGATCGGCATAGGAATTGCAATAAAGAATATCCGAAACCAAATCCTGTCCCAGACCTTCCAGAAACGCTTCGGCTTCCATCAGTCTGGCCCTGCCGGGTTCCGGGAAAGCATCAATATAGTCTTTGTCGTACTCGGCATAGACTTCGCGCATCTCGATGACATCCATGACTTCGGTCGTCCGTGAGTTGCTTTTTGCAACGCCCTGATTCAGCTTGCGCCGTGCGGAACTCGGCAGTGTGCCCCTGCGAAGGGTTTTGTTTGTCCAGGTATCATTCGACGGCAGCCACGGAGCCTCCGCCAGAATGTTTCCCATTTCGCGGTTAAGAACCTCAACGATGGTAGACAGTTTTCCATCGGGGTCCAATCTCTTGGCCTGTTCAACAAGGCCGTAATATGTAGTTAAAGTTGACATATTTTAATGTTTTCCTTTCTTTTTATTTGTTCATAGACGGAAACATCTGTTTGGCCTTTTCTCTTTCCTTGGCCTCAACTGTGTCGCCGCCTACCCCGCCGTCCTTCCCAAAGGTCGCCTTATCGTCCATGATCTTCGTGCCGATTGAATGAAACCACTTGATAAATGCCGGATGATCGCCCAATTTCACACCATCAACCTGTTTATCCAGAAGGGCCGCCGTTTCCTCATTGCCGAAAGCCTTGAAAGCTCTAACGGCTATTTCTTTGTTACCGTCGAACTTTGCGCCCCAATCGGTTTTGAGTTTGTCAATGGCTTCGCCCTGCGCTTTCTCAAGTCTTGCCTGCTCTGAAGTGTGACCGTTTTTAACAAGGCCGTAATACCAGCCGTAAAGCTTCTCGGCCTGTGATGCGGTCAGATTTTCAGCATGGGCAAATTTCTTAAACTCGGCTTCGATGGCCGGATCGTAAGGAACGCCTTCAGGTAAATCCGCGGGTTTGGTTATTTTGTACCCGTCCATATTTTCGGGACGGCCTATTTTTGTATAAAACGCTGCTACTTCTTCCGGTTTCGCGTCCTTGCCAGGAATCGTAATCATTGACCCTTCGGCCTTTAACAACGAATCGAACTTGCTCCATGCCTCGGAAGGTTCCTTGAACTGTGCAAATCCGTCATGCTGTTTGTAGGCGTCCGGTAATGATGCCATCCATTGTGGGCGATTCTCCGCGCCATTAGCTCCGCCCTCGTTTCCTCCGGCATTGTTTTGGCTTTCTTCACTCATTTAAAATTCCTCCTTAAAGTTAAATTGGTTTTGATTAGGGCAACAAATTCCTATATCTGGCCGGACACAGGAAAAACCCTAATTTTTTAATCTTCTTTTTTACTTTCTCCCATCATGTCATCCAGCGTTTCAGGTTTCTTGTTGACCGCCGGAGTTTGTGTCGCCAGAATCTTAATAAAAGCGTCAAAGGCATTTCTCTGAATATCCCCGCCGCCAATTAATTTTAATAACCTTGCGCCGTACAGTTTAAGCGCAACTTCTTTTGGGTTATTAACGTCAATGTCATCAAAAAACCCAAGCTCTGACAGCATATGCGCCAGAACAAACAGCCCATCATGGACTGTAAATACATTGCGGTATCTTTTGACAAGTTCTTTATCCATTTATTAAGCCTCCCGCGTTTTGCGCTATTGCGCCGGATAACGCCCCGCCTGCCGCATTGTCCGCTTCAACCGCCGTCTTGATTGCCGGCGCCGCATCTAACATATCCTGTTTTTCGCTCTCTTGCGCCATCATTTCGGCTCTTTGTTGTCGTTCCGATGCCACTCTGTCTTTCGGTTTTATTGCGTTTTGCGGGAAGTTAAACGATCTCAAGCCTTCCACTAGCAATTCATCGGCATCAATATTGTCCGCCGCTTGAGGGAACGCCTGAATGATAGGCGCGGCAAATTCCATCGCCGCCTGAATTCCCTGTGTTTTTAATAACCGTCTTTGTGCCTGAGCCAGCGGTCCCTGATAAAGAGGCGAAAAACTATCACCCTCAAGAGCCAGTTCATAAAGCACATCGGGGCGTGGATTAATTGACCCCCCGTTTTCGGGGTTCTTTGCCGCCAGAATGAAATAAGCAAGGTCAAGGATAGCATCCATCTGGGTATTCAGCGGTGCCAGTTCTGCGCCCAATATAGCCGCTTTCTCGCCCATCATTTCACTGACCTGATAAGCGGTCATTTGTCCGCGCCCTTCAAGATTCGCCAGCATCAGGAATGTGTCAACATGGAATCGCTCTTTGATGGCCGCCTGTATCTTTTCCTCGCGGTCAATGCCGATCGGGAACGTGCCGCCTGTCTGTGCAGGGCGAATAATCTTATTGTGGTCATCGTAAGGGTTCAGTCCCCTCGGTTTCCATTGAACCTTACCCATCAGGTCGGAGGGTACGTTTAGGGGAGGATCAAGGAATAACTGAGCCGCGCCAAGCATGGTTTTAGATATAATATTAACACCCTTAATGTCGCACAGTGCCAGAATAGCAGGGGACAGCCCATAAACGGTATTTCCTGACCGCATATACCGCCACGCTTTATAGGGAAATTCATCATAGCCACCCTCGGAGACAATCTTCGAAGATCCGGTAAGATACCATGCTGAAGCAAATTTTTTATTCTTCGCGTCCTTCTTCCGGTCGTCGTATTCTTCCCGTGGGAAAACGGCATGGATAAGCTCAAATTCACTAAACGGGTCATTCTCGTAAGCATATTTTACGGCTTCGGGAAGATTATCTTTTCCGAATTTCTGAACAAGTTGTCTTGCTGTTCTTTTGCGTTTCCGGTGAAACACATCCACTTCACCGAATTTATTTTCCTCAAAATAGGCTTCACGCGGATGGATGGATTCAAAGACCAGCCGTCCGGTTTCAATATCCTCTTCCCCGTAAATCGCCACCGAACCAACGGTGAATCCGTTATAAATAAAATCCCACATTGCTGAATAAAAATTGGAATTATTCAGCGCAGAATAGACATCCGCTTCCTCGGCCTGTAACCATTCTTTGATTTCGGGGACTTTGTTCAGGACTTCCCGCGACATGACGTAATTGAACCACGGAAACGAAGGAGACACATGATAACCGTGGATTCCTGAAGTCGCCAGAACAGCCGCGCCTATGGCTGTGCCGTCAAAAGCCTTCCTTCCTAAATCGCCAAAGGTCTTGTCGCTCTGTCCCCTGTTGGTTATGTCACCCAATCCGATGTTGACCAATTCCGCGACGGATGTCCAAATCGGTTCAATCTGGCTTCTGTTGGTTTCCAGCTTCGATTGCCGGGAAGTTATCAATTTTTTCAATGCTTCTTCAGTCATTTCGACCTCAAATCCCTGGGGGGGGGCTGGCCGCCGCCATCAAGGACTTACGCGGCCAGCTTCAGGGGATAAAATTAATTTACGTCGCTCCATGTTCCCTGATACGCCGTGGCGACGATATTCGCAGCATCCAGCACCGTCAATGTTATCGAACCGCCCAAGGTAGCGTTGCGGATTGCATCTCCGGCCGCATCGGTCAAGCCAAGAATCGTATCGCCATCCGCCGGGTTCACATCAAGGTTCTGGGCCGCCGTCACGCAGAACGTAAAGGACTTTCCAATAACTGTTGACGCTTCGGGGATATTAAAAACCACTGCACCGCCAGCGCCGGTATTGTCATAAATCTGTCCGGCATCACCAGCGGAAACCGTTACAGGCGTATCGGCCTGAGTCTTAGCCGTTACGGTCTGGGTCAATAAAGCAATCGTTCCGGTTTTCGCCGGAACAGTTACGGTAGCATCAGCCGCCGCATCAGCAGGAACCAATGATATTTCAAATTCATCGGCGGTGGCGCCCTCAAACACAATCGAATTACTTGCGCCCCAAAAGGAATTAAGGGCCTGCGGGACACCAGTTGAAAGAACCGGCGAACCAGACGCATCAGGCAGGGTTATGGTCCTGTCGGCAGTGGGATCAGTAGGAGTAATAATGGTTTCAAAAGCGTTTTCATTTTCACCCTCGAATATCAGCGAATTGCTTCCGCCCGTTACAGAATTATCAACATTGGGCGCATTGGTCGCCAAAGCAGTGGACATTAGCCCGTAAGTTCCTGCCGTAGCCGCAGGAAGTCGATAAATAACATCAGCGGTGGGATCAGCAACATCCAATGATACCTCATAATCATTAGCAGTAGCGCCTTCAAACTTCAGCCCGTTGTCAATGCCGATAAATGATTTTGCCGCTTCGGGTGCTACGCCGCTAGACAGAACCGCCAGACCGGAAGCATCAGGGAAATAAATTGTATTATCCGCCGTCGGATCAATCACTGAAAGCACTGTTTCATAATCATCGGCAGTCGCTCCCTCAAATGAGTAGGTTGCGCCGGTTGCGGTCAAAACCACTGTCCCGGAAGAATCGGGGAACGTAATTGTTCTGTCCGCGGTTGCTTCCGTTACATCAAATGTCGTTTCATACGCATCGGACGTATTACCTTCAAAGACGATGTTATCCGATAAATACAGGTCATTATAAGACCGTCCGTCTTTACCTAAATCCTGTCCAAATTGTTTATTCGGAAAAGGTCCCCTCGGCCCCGCAAACGCGAAACCGGCCATCAGTAAAACCATGAACATAACAAAAATCTTTTTCATATTACCCTCCGTTTTAACTTCCTAATAAAGTTTTTTTCTGTATATCTTCAGAGCTTCCTGTCTGGTCGCTCAATATCGTTGACTGTCTGCCCTTACGTTTCCGCGCCAATAATTTTTCTTTTTCCAATGCCGCTTCCAGGGCCGGATCATTGGTTGCCGGTGGTGCTTGATACGGCTGGACTTTCGGTGTTGATCCTCTGCTTCCCATGTTACATTTCCTCCAATTTCATGTGATAACCTGTTGTTCTAAATCCCATTTTGTTATAGAAACTGATTGCTCTTTCGTCGTTAATGCCTGATTCAATGTCAATGCCGATGCACTTTGCGCCGAACGACTTTGCCCACTGAATGTAATAATCAATCATCAGTTGAGCCGCTTCCGTTCCCCTGTGTTCCGGTTTGACATAAATCAAATAATCACCGGCCATCAGCTCATCAAAGAACACATTCTTTTGAAGCATTGCGCCCATCATTCCCACGGCCTCACCGTCTTTGACTGCCAATATCGCCAACCCCGTTGATATGATTAGCGCGGTCAGTTCTTTGATTCTCTCCTCGGTCAATGTGTATTTCCGCGCGTCGCTTTCCTGATGAAAAGCCTTTGCCATTTCAATAATTGCAGGCAGATCGTCTATAGTTACTTTTTTAATTATCATGCGGATTCCATTCAGGAGCTTGCTCCATGTGCTTAGGTTCGCGCCGTCTTGCTTTCGCCTGGACCGGATAAGCAAATGATAAAGCCCATGCATCGCCCCTACCCGGTGAAGGCAACCCGTCCGCCTTCATGTCTTTTTTGCTCTTTAACTGAATCAGGCCATCTGACCGGCCAACGGTTTCAATGCTGATAATATCGGAATACAAAACCGGATCATTCGGGATTGCGCCGCCGTCTTTCAACCAATCACGCCCGTTTTTATACATCTCCGCCCGTTTATTTAGGCAGCCAGGATCTGTGGATTTCTCCGAGAACCAAACCAATTTCCATTCGCGCCGCCATGACTTGCCACAAGAGACAACACCCGTCCCATAACCAGCATCAATAAAAACAGCGTCCGCCTTTTCCTGATCTTCTAAAGAGGCCAGCATAGTAGCGACCTGAAGATCATTGTCGTTTTTGGCGAATGTTCTTAAAATCTTAAAAGCCAATCCTTGTCTTAATCCGATAACGCCCTCATCGTCCCCTTCCCATGCGTTATCCAATGTCAGTATTTTCGGTGCGAACTCATATTCATCCGGCCTTAAATGCTTTCCTAATGCCTTATC